ATCTAATACTCTACCTATTTCATTACCAAAAGCTTTTACAATAGCACCTGTTCCTGATGAAGTAATTGAAACTGTAGGTAATGAAGTATATCCTGAACCATTGTCATATAAAAATATATCTGTAATATCTCCTACATCTGTTCCTGATTCTTGTACTAATTTATTTCCAAAATAAGTATCATCTTGTGTGGTGCCTTCTTCTAATATAATATGATCTTCTGTTAAACTTGTACTATCTTCTAAAGTTATTCCTCCGTTTACTACTGAAACAAAACCTGCAGCTCCTGAGCCGTTTGTGTTTGTGTTTACAAAAACTAAATCGTCACCTATAGTATAACCTGTTCCTGCGTTATCTATAATTATTTCAGTTATTTTTCCTGGCCCAATAGTTTTGGTTTGTATAATTGCTCCTTCACCTCCACCTGTAATTACAGTAGGTTCTGCAACAGTGTGTAAAGAACCATCATTAGTGATTATTTTTGATATAGGAATACCTGATACAGTGGCCTTAATTAAATTATCGTCATCATCACTTAAAGTACCTCTTATTTCTTCACCTACTGTAAATGTACCTAAAATACTATCAGAGTTTAAAATAAATTCAGAAACAGAAGTTGAACCAATTAAAAATTTAGTAACACTTTCTACGATAGCCGTTGCACCTGATGATTGTCCTGTTATTGTTCTACCTACTAAATTTGAAGTATTTCCTGAAGTTTCTATTGCTCTTAAAACTTTATTAGTAGTAAATTTACCATCAGATACTCTTAAAATTTGTTCACGTGGATAAATTGTTTCTGATACTTCATCAAATAGTAATCTAAAAAATGTTTCGTGACCTATTTTTGTGCCTTTAGTTTGATATAATGATTTAATATTTTTTATAAGATTTCTTTTATTAACACTTGTATTTAAATTTTCAGGTAATGTTGCTAAAAATTCATTTCTAAAATTAGTTAAAAAATTAGATATTGCTTTATCAGGATCTCTAAAATTTAATAGCTCTTGTATGTTGTTTACTGGATTAGGTTTATAATTACCTATTACAGCACTTGCATTTGAAGATAATCCTACTACTGTTTCTCCTTTTAAAAATTTATCTTGTGCAACAATGAATAATCTATTGTTATCTAAATCTTCTGCTAAAACTGTTGAAGTGGCCTTTGATGTTTGACCTTGTATTGTTTCGCCTCTTGTAAATTTTCCAAAAGCAGAACTTTCTAATAATAATTTATCACCAGAATCTAAAGGTGTTCTATCTGAGTCAATACGTGAACCATCTAATAGTAATTCATTAATTTGGCCTGTTTCATTTTCTAAAATAATACCATCAGTTGTTTCAACTGAAGTAACTGCCAACTCGGCAGCTTCCATAAATGCGTAATATGTTTTTAAAAATTGTAAAAATTTAGGATGATCGTCAATTACAAAATCAGGTACCTGTGAACCGATTAGGTTTGAAAGTTTATCTTTAAATGTAGCCATAGAAATTAATAGCTAGTTGCGGTTGTGTAACCTATTCCTGCGTCTGCTGAACCTCCCACAAAAGTATCAGCTTCAACTGTGATTATGGAGTTTGCAACGTCTATTTCTAAAATTTGATCTCTAACAGGAATAATATCATTAGAATTTGGTTTAACTATTAATTCAATTTTAGTAGAAGATTGACCTCTAATATTTTCTACAGTTGTTATGTTTAATGAATTTAATGTAATTTGTCCTGTTGAATAATTAATTGTGCCTTGTGTATTATTTGCGTAAGTCCTTACGCCACCCACTAATCTATATCTTCTTACATTACCTGCACCGTCATCATCTAAGAAAAATATATTTGTAGTATCACCACTGATTTTAAAACCTGTGGATTCTAAAATACCACCATTGACAGCATTATAACCTGAAACTGGATTATATAAAGAATTTCTAAAATATATATCATATCTTGTAGAAGAATTTAAAGTTGGTGTAAAATTTTTTCTGATTTTTATTGTAGTTATATTTGACACAATACTTGTATCTGTATCATCTATTAAACCAATTACTTTTGAATATCTAAAAATTCCATCAAATTTTTGTAATGTATTTGTATTATAGTTTGTTAAAGTATCTAATACATTAGCTTTTAATGTTGCGGCAGTTTTTGTTGTAATTCTAGTATCATATTTAACGGTACTTGTAATTAATAAAGAAGTTGTTTCAGGATCTACAATAACAGGTCTTACTGAAGCAACGTTGTATGGTTTTAAAGCCGTAATTATACTTTGTTTTGTGGCAGTTGTTAATGTAGAACCACTAGCTGCTTTGATTGCAATTTTAACTGTACCATAAACAGGAGTTTCATCATCTTCTCCTCCCCAAGCACTTACTGATAAAGCATTTGGATAAATTGATCTTACAATTGTTTCATAATCTGAAGTTGTAACGGCACGATTTTGTGCTGAATAACTTAAAGGTGCATTAAAACGAATTGATTCTTTAGACTCAGCAACATTACCACCTTGTGACACTGAATTTGTTGTTACAGTTACATCTGAAAATCCACCGATTGTTCCTGCTAATACAAAAGTAGAAGCTCCGTTTGATTCATCTTTATTTGTTACAATATATTCTAAAATAATAATATTGCCATTTGAAACAGCAGCACCTATAACACCATCTCCAAAATACACTTCAAATTTACCATCTTCTACTTCTTGTATAAAATATACTTTAGAAGTATCAGTAACATTGTTATAACCACCTGCTAATGAATATACATTTGTTGTAGTGTCAGTAGAACTATTTTGTACAGAAACTTTTAATGTTGTAGTATCTGCATTTGAATTTTGAATTATGAATTTTTGGTCAGGATCGTTTGTATCAACCGTATATCTATAAGTTACCAATGTTCCTTCGTAAACATCTACATCAGAAAAATTAAATACACCATTTGTAGGCGTAATTGTGTAATCTTCATTTGTTAAATATTGATAATTTACACCTGAAACACTTGTTGTAAATACTGTGCCCTTAGATAATGTTAATGTTGAACCTGTGGCATCATTTACTGTAACACTTAAATTTGCTATTGGTGCTCGCACTGAAGAAGGTGTATAATTTAGCATTTTAGCTAACGATACAATATTTTTTCTAATATCAGCGCTGTCTAAGTACATTTCATTTGCTAACATATTAGCATTAAAACCTAGATAGTGTGTATTGTAAGCTAAAATATCTAAAAGAATGGCAAAACCTGATCCTTCAAAATTATAATCTTGAAATTCTGATTGATTTTGTAAAAATGTTTTTAAATTGGCCTTTATACTATCAAAATCAAAATCTGATACTTCTAATTTGTTACTTGCCATCTTATCTTAGTCTTTCTAAAAATGTTTGTACTTCTACCAACTCATTTGAACCTACAACATAAAAATATATTCTTAAATCGTAAGCATTATTATCAATATTAGGATTAGCAACAATTTGAACTAATCTAATTCTTGGTTCAAAGTTAACCAAAACTTCTTGTACCTTTCTTTGCAGATTTAATGCAGTCAAAGGCGTCATTGGTTCAAATAACATCGCTCTAACACTAGAACCTATTTCAGGATGAAAAGGCCTATCAAAGTGTGATGTATTAATTAAATTTCTAACACTTCTTTTTACAGCTTCTATGTCAGTTAACTTATTTACATCATTAGTTACCGTATTACGACCAAAATCTAAATCTAAATCTCTATACTGTTGTGTGGTTCTCTTACTTTTGTTTAAAGAACCGGCATCGTAATTTGGCATATGCAATATTTATATCGTTTTTAACCACCTGCAAAAACATTATCAGAACCTTCAATCATTTCTCCACTATCAGTAGAGTCGCCTACTCTTGCCACTGCTTTACCTGCTACAAAAACTGTTGATGAACCTACATTTACAAATCTAACGTGAGATGGACAAGGTGGTAAAGGCGGAGCTGGGTGTGAAATAGTAGGATCTTGTACTCTAGCTATCAAAATGCCATTTGCAAACACGGTACTTTGTGTAGGTGTATCTAATTGTGTTTGACTTGTGCAAGAATGTCCTGTTGTAAGCGTATCTCCTTCACGTGAAATCGCCGGCATTATCTTCCTTGGCCTCTATACGCTTTAAAACTTCTTTTTTTATGTTTATTCATCATAGATTTGCTCAAAAATCCACGGCCAATGCTTGTTCTTTTAGGTTTACTAGTTTTTTTTAGGGAATTTGTGTTTCCTGCAACTTTTTTTGCCATACTTTACTATTTAGTGTGATTCTTTTTGAAAAATATTGATTTTTTTGAAAAAAAACACAAGAACAAACGTAGTACAACAAAAAAATATGAATAAGTCATTGATTTTATTGACAAATTTCTTTAAAATTGTGTCGCTTTTCGCTTGTTTTGTTGATTTTTATGTGTTACCTTAGTGTATATGAATAAAGATGATATAAAAAGTCTATTGATAGCTGCTGCTATCGTAGCATTTGGTTATGTTTTAATGTTCGGCTTCTATTATTTTGCCGATTACATAGGAGTATATGAGAGCCTTAGATACTAAATTAAAGTGGATAGCAACGGCCGTTCTAATTGTTGCTACTGCGTTAACATCATTAAACATTTATCCTTTGGGACCAATGTTATATTTAACAGGTGGATTACTTTGGCTTGTTGTAAGTATAATGTGGAAAGAACCTGCACTCATTGTTACCAATTTAACACTTGCATCTGTGAATGCTATTGGATTAATTTATAACCTATTTTTAAAATAATGGAAAAACCAGAAATCAAAGACATCAATTATACAGGCCATTGGGGTAAATGTTACCTTGTTAAGTATAAAGGATTTAGTAACGTAATGTTAAAAGAAGATATTGCCGATTGGTGTAAAGAAGTAGACCAAATAAAAGAAGAACTAAAGTCTACCGAATCTTAATACTTTATTTAAATCTAAATTTCTTAAAAATACCCACACTGTCATTGTAGGTTCCCAACCTAATTTTTTCAATTCACTGTTATCACTGGCATTACTTTCAGCCTCACAATCTTCACCTTTACGTAAAGGTACTTTAAATCCTGCTTCTTCAATTACCTCTTTTACATTATACAAATGGCCTGAACTGACTTCATAGGTTTTATTTTTATTTTCTAATCCTAATTTTACAAATAACAATATAGCATTGACCACATCATCTATGTAAATAAAATCTCTTTTATGATTTGTTTTATACTTTACAGTGCCATTTACTATATAATCAAATAACATACCTTTACGTGGTTTCTCTCCGTATGTAGTAGCAAATCTTAAACCAACTTGACCAGGTCTTGCGGCCTCTTCCATTTTCTTTTTACTTTCACCATAAGGCGATAGTGTCCAGTTATGTACACTAGAACTTGAAGCATATAAACAAGGTATTTTTTTCTCAAAACATAGATCAAATATTTTTTTACTATATTCTACGTTATTTAAAAAATATGGTTCTGGATTCTTTACGCTATCTCTTACGTTAGCCTTTGCTGCCAAATGTATTACAAAATTCTCGTCGCCGTTTAGTGTAAAATCTTTGATGTCTTTGTTAAGA